ATTTGTGTATGGAGATTTGCCAAAATAAAGATACTTCCAGTAAGAGAGAAGAATATTCTTTTCATTAAACGCTCTATCAAGAACTATTTGCAATTGTGATGGAGTGCCATCATTCCTCAGGCAAATCTTGCCATCCCTCAAGTCTTGTATCAAGCTCATCTCCAATTCTTTTTAGCGGTTGTCAATGCTTCTTTTTCCGTTTCCTCCACCCCTGAATCAAAGGTGAATCCATCCCAAAACCAATAAGCATATCCGCCCATGGCCTTGCATACGCCTATCGAGTCTTTTGGATAAGCGTTGTTTATAATAATCTGTTGCGCCTGTACGCCTGTGAATACCTGCATAGCTGTTGTGTTTTTGTTCGGATCAAATCTAAAAAAATTATTTGATTCAATAAAAAAAATGAATAAATATTTTTGATTCTAATTTTTTTCTAAGAAATTTGGGAAACAATTAAACGCAAACAATCTATGAAAACATTCAGAAAAGTACACATGACAATGGAGCGAGCCGGAGGTTACGGACATTACTTTGTCCGGGCTTTTTACAAAGGCAAAGCCATCAAGGTTCTAACCACCGACAGTGAGCTATGGGACAGTTTTAATGATTCCGAGTGCAAAAATCACCGGGATGCGCTTCGCCAGGCTTACAATTTAATCGCTTCAAGCAATGGGTAAGCGGTTTAATAACTCGGAAACTTACCTCAATCAGGAAATTTCATTTACCTATGAAGGACAAGAAATGACTTGGTATGGTGACTACCAAGTTAGACAGTATGGCGAAGAATCGGACTGGGAATATCCTGGAGACTGCGAAACGGAAATAGAAATTCTATACACCGATAGAATCGAGGTATGGAATGAAAACCTACAAGAGTGGGTAATAATCAATGAGGAAAATCTGTCAATCATTATGGCAGTTGAATTGGAAATCGAAAAATCACTATGACAATGGAAAAATCAGCAACAATAACAAACCTAACCAAGGGACTAGCCAAGTTTCATTCCTTGGTCGGAAAGATCAGTAAGGATTCCAAGAATCCGTTTTTCAAATCTTCCTACGCAAGCCTTCCACACATCCTGACTGAAATCAGCGATCCTTTGGAGCAGGCCGGGCTAGTCATTACCCAATTCCCGAACGAAGGAGGGTTAACTACCATGCTTATTCATGCGGAATCGGGGGAGTACATATCAGCTACATATACGCTTCAGGTAGTGAAGCAGAATGATCCACAGGCTCAAGGCTCGGCGATCAGCTATGCAAGGCGTTATGCCATAACCAGCATACTAAACCTAGCCATTGCTGACGATGATGCCGAGATTGCTACAAAACCGACAAGGCAGGCACAAGCGGAGGACAACCGCCCCTGGTTGAATAAGGCTGATTTTGACAAAGCGCAGGAATACCTTCGCAACGGTGGAAAGATGGAAGTGATACAGGGCAAGTACCGGATAAGCAAAGAAATGATGGAAAATCTAAACCAAGTAATCAAACATTTTTAAGTCATGTCCATAATTAGAAACAGAATATTAAAAAAAGCTGGACTCAAAACTAAAGGTCAAAAAAGAAAAGCTAGACGCATTGTAAAAAAAATTGCAAAATGCAATAGGATGTATTTTATTTAGCATTCCATTATCAATTACAACCATTTTTTATTATTCAATCAGAAAAACTATGAATCTCTACAACCTAACAACGGAGGCGAAGATGATCGCCTCCTTACTCGAAACAGAAGAACTCACTCCCGAACTGGAGGGGATGCTGGTAATCAACCAGCAGGAACTTACTCAAAAGTCGATTGACTATGCAAAGGTGATCCGAAACAAAGAGGCTGACTCGGATGCAATCGAAGTCGAGATCAAGCGATTGAAAGCTATGAAAGATGCAAATGACCGAGTGATTGACCGCATGAAGCAGGTTGTAAAAGATGCTATGCTGGCTTCAGGAATCGACAAGATAGAATCAAGCCTTTTTAAGCTATCTCTAAGGCGTTCTGAATCCGTGGAGGTAGTCAATATAGATCAATTGCCCGAAAGTCTTGTAGTGGTCAAGAAAACCGTATCACCGGACAAGGTAAAGATCAAAGAGCAAATTAAGAATGGCATCCCGGTAGAGGGTGCTGTAATAGTGGAGAATTTTAACCTGACAATCAAATGATAAATTACCAAATCAAGGAAGGTCAACTAGAGTTGCTCTTCCACATTGACGAAAAAGGGAACCTGATTATAAACGCCAACGGTCAGGAAGCCGAGATTAACCATCTGACAGCGGTTGAATTGATGGACATTCTTTCAAGAAAGCTGTACGAACACCAGGCAAACAATGAATCATTAATCAAACGGATATTCTCATGAAATTCACAGACAAACAATTAGACATAATCAAACAAATGTACACGGATGGATTAAGTCAAAACGAGATGGCAGAGGCTACCGGGTTAAAGCGTACACAGGTGTACCACATCATTTACAAGAAGTTAAGGTTACATGACCAAACCCCAAGGCAGGAGGTTAGGAATAGTCCTAAAAACGAGGTTACACCCTATGTTGTCAGTAGGATCATTACCCTTACCAACTGGGGATACCATTGCAAAGAGATAGCCGAAGACCAAGGCGTCCACTTAGCAGAGGTTCGCCGGGTAATCCAAGAGGCGGAAAATTTGGGCAGGATTCAAAAAAAAGTTTAGAAATATTTTGGAATCTAATAAAAAACTTAGATATTTGAATCAACAAAACAACACAACATCATGTCAACATTCTCAACATTCACGACAATCAGTGTTAGACCTAATTACAGCGAAAGAACTTTCACTATTAAGACTAGTGAAGGTTCAAAATACAGGACCACCAAAATGAACAAGGCTGAGTTTGAATCATCCCTTTACAACACCGGTAATGACTGGAATCAATTTTTAAAATCAAATGACTACTACAGATTATGAAACTACTACTCAAAATCGCTTACACAATCCTAGCCTTTTCGCCAATCTTCGCTTTGGGCTACCTACTTGGTCTTAAACTAATCTAAACAAACAAACACATGAAAATCACAGTAAACCAATTAATTGAGAAAACTTTAGAATTGCCAAAATACTTCAAGTCAGGCAATGAGCGTTTTTACATGATCCTGGACGAGAAAACTTTGCTATACGTCAAAGATTTTTCCAAAGATGATGAACACTTGGAAATTTACCCATTAATTGAACAGGGTAAAATCAGCTACTATGCGGACTTTTGGGCTAAGTATGGTATTGAGGCTATTACTGAGCAAGAATTTAAAGATGCCTTCATCCGAGTTTCTTTGCGACTAGAGGAAAAAATGAACTAAAATGACTTACCGAAATTGCATTATAATTCCCGATCCAGTCAGAGGTGAGATGTACACTTGGCAACATCCTGACCGAGTGGATTACGATTTTGAAACAGGTGATATTTGGTCGGGATGGGGATCAAGTGTTGAGGAATGTATTGCTCAAATTGACTTTTGGTATGAAAGAACTAAAGGTTAACTCGATGAAGTTTTGGAACATGGACAGGCTTAACCATCAGGTTAGGCTTGCCATGATCCGGTATGGATGCAAAACCGGACACTACGAGATAGGATATAGGTATGAGATTGATGGGACCATTAAATTGATATTGAGATGACTGAAATAGAAATTAAAAAAGAAAAGGTTTATCTGAAATTAACTGACAAATATGCTGGCCAGTCAAATGTTAATCAGTATGATGCTGAAATTATACATGAAGAAAATTTTGAGAAATTTAAAAGTAGAGGTTTTGAAGATTTCAAGGATTTTGTTCAAAGTAGTAGAAAAACTATAAGAATAATAGAAATTACTGATATTCCTGTTACAGTCAAAATTTTTCCAACTGTAGAAATTACTGAATTATGACCAACGAACAAATCAGATCAGAACTAGCATACCGGATGACTCAGAAGTATCTGATCTATCTAGCGCTACAGGAGATCATGCTGGACAACTATGAGGACGTTCCATTTTTGAAAGATTTTAATCTTGACTTGTTGACCAAACACAGGAATATGGTTTCTTCGCTGAAACGCAATGCATCCAAGGCTTTCAGGTTTATGCAAAACTACGATCAAGGAGAAGTCACAATCAAACAGTTCCATTCCTTTGTCAAGGTCTTTGAGGCATTGCACACGGCAATTGACCAAGGAGGGGACAGGTATGCGAGGTTGTTGGATGACTTGGAAAAAGTATTGATTTTGCATGGGTTTAAGGAACCCGATGGGACTGAATTCACCAGCCCGATTGAAAGACCCGGTCAGTAGATCGGGTTTTTTAAAGTTGTTTTTGTTATATTTTTCTATAACTTTGGGTTATGGATGAACAATTGAAAAACAGAATTAAAGAGTCAGGGTACAAAAACAAGTACCTAGCCGAGCAGTTAGGAATAACACCTAATTTTTTATCAATGTGCAAGTCTGGCAAAAGACGAATGTCAGATGAAAAAATTAACAGCTTAAAAAAATTGCTATGAAAATATCAGTTTACCCGGAGGGCTTTTGGTCTCAAAAGCTCGGAAAATTCGTCCCTTCTACAAAACCTTCAGAAAGCATAGATATTCCTGAATATGTTTATAGAATTAAAAATAGGCACTGGGAAGATGCTGTAATTAATGTACGATCTGGCCGTTGGCAAAAAGTTCAGGCTCCAGGAATAACTCCATCAGGAATTTTTGAATACAGAAATGTTAAAGGGTTAGTAGCTCATTCCGGGATACTTGCCATTGATATTGATGCAAAAGACAATCCTGAAGTTAGTATAGATCAGATTGCAGCAGATCCTTATGTCATGGTGTTTCACGAATCAATTTCTGGAAATGGGGGCTATGTTGCATTTATTAAGATTGATCCGGAAAGGCACTTAGATGCTTTTTTTGGATTGGAGAAATATTTTGCCAATGAGTACAAAGTGATAATTGATGATTCTTGCAAGGATGTTTCAAGATTTCGTTTTGTGTCTTTTGATGAAAATATTTATCACAACCCAAACAGTAAAGTTTTTAAAAAGTACATTCCAAAGAAAAAAGCAGTACAGCAAAAAACATACATTCACACCGGTGACGATATGGATTTTATTCTGCAACAAATAAAGGATAGAGGATTGAATATTTGCGAGGATTATGCTGACTGGGTTAAAGTAGGGATGGGTTTTGCAAATTCACTTGGAGAATCTGGAAGGGATAAGTTTCACTTTATATCTGGATTTTCAACAAAATACACCGATATTGAAACAGATAAAGCCTACGATGGATTTTTAAAACGAAAGCGAAATGATAATTCCATTGCTTCATTTTTCTACCTATGCCAAAATCAAGGCATTAAGATAAAGACTGCCAAAACCGAACAGATTGAAAGAATAGCTAAACTTCGTAGAAAATCTGCTGAGAAAAATGGTTCATTAAAAGATCCAAGGCAAGGTGCCATTAATACGCTAGAATTGTCCGGTATAAAAAAGGAGGAATCTGAAAAAATCATTGACCAAGTCATGGCTATGCCTGACCATGAGATTGAAAATGAAAAAAGTGATGACTTAATTTCAGATCTAAAGGCTTTTTTGACTGAGTTTAAAATGGAATTTAATGAAATTACAAGGCACATTGAAATAAATGGAAAAATACTTGATGACCGGGCATACAATTCAATCTACATTAAGGCAAAGGAGGTAGTATCTGACAAAGTAACCAAAGATTTACTTTTTTCAATTATGGAATCAGAGTTTACTCCGGAGTACAATCCGTTTGAGAAATTTTTTAAAAAAAATAAGCATTTAAAGCCTGAGGGGTTAATAAATGAGCTGACTTCGTGCATTGAATACAAGGCAGAACTGGATGACGCGCACGTTAATAATTACCTTGATGTATTTCTAAAAAAATGGCTTTTATCAGTTGTTGCCTCAATGCACGGCACCCATTCAGTAATGGTTTTGGTTTTAACTGGTGGTCAAAATTTAGGGAAAACAAAATTTTTCCGAGGCTTACTTCCGGAAGAACTTCAACCATATTATGCCGAATCAAAGCTGGATGGAAAGCCTGAAGATGACCATGCTTTGATGTGCAAAAAACTCATAATAATGGATGATGAGTTTGGAGGCAAAAGTAAGCAGGAGGCTAAAAAGCTAAAAGATTTGACTGCAAAGGATAAGTTCAGCATCAGAAAGCCATACGGGAAATTTCACGAAGATTTAAAGAGGCTGGCAGTCCTTTGCGGAACCTCGAATGAAGAAGAAGTAATAAATGATCCAACAGGAAACAGAAGGGTTATCCCGGTAAATGTCCTTTCAATTGATTGGGAGAGATATGATTTTATAGACAAGACTGCATTATGGATGGAGCTGTATTGGCTTTGGAAAGAAATTGGAGAAAACTGGATGCTGACTAAAGAGGAAATTAGGTTCCTGAACTTGATTACCAAGGGTAATGAAGCCCCAAGTATTGAAGCTGAAGCTATTCAAATGTTTTTTGACTTGCCATCAAAAGGAGGCATAAGAACATTTATGACTAATACCGAAATTCTTAATTATATCGAAACTCGAACAAGATTGAAGGTAAGCCCGCACAAGTTAGGTGTTAACTTAAAAAACCTTGGTTTTGAGAAAAAACCTAAGAAAATGGATGGGGTGGTAAAAATATGCTATGAAGTCATTTTAAAAGGTTCAACCTCGGAAAATGCAAGTTTTTGAAAATCAAATATTTAAAAATTGCAGGTTGTAGGTTGTAGGTAGTTGCACCACTTTTCTAAACTTTAATAGAATACGAATTTTATTTTCTCATTTACTAATTCAATTCCTTATACTTCTATACTCATATTATACATACAACCTACAACCTATAAGGGAAAAAGGGCTTATAGATGCAATGGAAGCCGTTTTTGGCGGTTGTAGGTTTATTTTAAAAAGGTGAAACCAAGGTGAAACCTATTAAACCTAAATGGCTATGAAAATTTATAAATTGATAAATAAATTTTGTATCTTTAAGCATTGATTCAGGTCTGACAATATTGAATCATAAAGTATTAGCCTTTTCTAATGACGTTGAGAAGTCAGACCCTCGATTGATTTGGAAAAGGCAATTTTATTTTATACAAATCATGAAAGAAATTTGGAAAACCATTGAAAACTATGAGGGACTTTATGAAGTGTCAACACTAGGAAGAGTAAAGAGCTTTAAACTTGGAAAAGAAGCAATTTTAAACCCAAGTAAAAATAGCAAAGGGTATTTAGTAATTAACCTTCATAAAGATGGTAAAAGAAAAACATTCAATTTACACAAGTTAGTTGCAGTAGCTTTTCTCAGCCATTCTCCATGCGGTATGAGATTAGTTGTTGATCACATAAACAATGATAAGCAAGATAATAGAGCTGAAAATTTGCAATTGATTTCAAATCAAGAAAATACCTCAAAAGATAGAAAAAAATGGATTCAATCTAACAAATATTTTGGTATAAGCTGTAATGCAAAAACAAAAAAATGGAAAGCTGAAATACTTTTAAATGGAAAATTACATTACATAGGTCTTTATAAATCAGAAATTGAAGCTAATGAAGCCTATTTAAAAAAATTGCCATGATACAACTAAGACCATATCAAATTGAAGCAGTTGAAAAAACTAGGCAAATGATTTTAGCTGGGAAAAAGCGATTTGTCTTTTGCAGTCCAACCGGATCAGGAAAGACTTTCACATTCTCATTTATTGTCAAGTCAGCATTGGAAAGAGGAAAGCGAGTATTAATTCTAACTCATAGGATTGAATTGCTTACCCAAGCCGGAGGGTCATTAAATGAACTCGGGATAAATCCTGTTAAAATCGAGGCTGGGAAAAAGATTGGTTATTTCTCAAGTCAGATTTACACGGCAATGATTGAAACTATTTCAAGGCGTATGGATAAACTTGAGTACATAAATTTTGTCCAGTCACTTGACCTAATAATTATTGACGAAGCACATTTTGGAAACTTCGACAAGTTCTTTTCTCAAATAGACAAAAAAACGGTAGTAATAGGTTTTACTGCCACTCCACACCGGGAGAAAAACCAAAAATCATTGGATGAATTTTATGAAGGTTTGGTGGAGGTAATTTCAATTCCGGATTTGATTGAAAAAGGATATCTAGCAAAACCAATTAGCTATGGTGTAAATTTAGATTTTTCTTCAGTTGCAATGAAGGGTAATGATTACGATTCTGATTCTTTGGGTAGTTTTATGACCGCTTCGAAGGTTTATGAAGGTGTAATTGAAAACTACAAGAAAATTTGCCCTGAAACTAAGGCTATTGCTTTTTGCCCAAACATCAAAAGCTCAATTAAACTTAAAGATGAATTGATTGAAGCTGGATTAAATGCTAGGCACTTAGATGCAGGGTTTTCTAAAAAAGAAAGGGAGCAAACTTTGGTTTGGTTTAAGAATACACAGGATGCAATTCTTTGCAATGTCGGGATTCTTACTACTGGGTTTGACGAACCAACTATTCAAACAATAATTCTTTACCGGGCTACAAAATCGCTTCCTTTATTTTTGCAAATGGTTGGGAGGGGATCTAGGGTTATACCGGGTAAAAAAGATAGCTTTACCATTTTGGATTTTGGAAACAATATCAATGAACATGACTTTTGGGAGGCCGAAAGGGAATGGAGCCTAAAAAAGAAAAAGAAAAAACAAGGTGCTGCACCGGTTAAAGAATGTAAAGATTGCGGAGCCTTATTGCCTGCTAGCGTTATGCTTTGTCCACACTGCGGATTTGAATTTCCAAGACCTGAAAAGCAAAAAGAAAAATCAGAAATAGCTTTTCTTCAGCTATTAAGCAAAAAGGAAGTTATGAAAAGGGCTAATAAATCAAGCCTTGAGCAAAAAGCAGAAATGGCAAAAGCAAAATTGATTAGTCCTTATTGGGTCTTGCATCAATTGAAAGATCGGGATGAGGCTTTGGAATTTGTTAAGTTGATGGGATATAAAAAAGGATGGGTATTTATGAACAAGGATAGATTTAAAGTTTTACAGGATTGAGATGACAGAGGATAAATTACAATCGGATTGCTATCAGTGGTTTCATAGCGCATACCCGGATCTTAGGGGATTGCTTTGCTACAATCTAAACAACTCACGCAATAAAATCCGGGCAATGATGGACAAAGGTATGGGGTTGCAAAAAGGAAGATCCGATTTGGTATTTTACTATGCAGGCCGGGCTTACATGATTGAAATAAAAACCGAGAATGGTAAGCAAACACCGGAGCAAAAAAAATGGCAGGAAATTGTAGAAAAAAATAGGTTTGAATACACTATTTGCAAGACACTGGAAGAATTTCAGGAAATTATTAAAAGAATTTTATTAGATTTGAAGAAATGAATTACACAACACCACAGCCGATTCTTGACCACATCCAGCTTGAGCGGATCAAGGCGGTTTATATTGGTCGAAACAAATTTTAAACAATACAATACAACACAATGGAAAACAAAATCACATACTGCGGATCAGGCAAGACCCAGCAGGGAAAGTACGGCGAATTTTTCAAGGTCAGCATCTGTCTTTCAGACCTTCCAAAGGAATTCATCACCGAAGCGAAGAACGGGAAAAAGTACATTAACCTGACAATCAACAGGAAACAACAGCCTGACCAGTACGGGAAAGACCTGTCAGTTCAAGTTGATACATGGAAGCCCGAACCAAAGCAGGAACCAGCACCGGCACCTACACCAGTAGAGGATCATTCAGAATTGCCCTTCTAATGGAAAAGAAACACCTATTCCGGCTAGTGGTCTTATTCGGGTCACTAGCATGGCTTGCACTATTGGAGGTTAAGGTAGGCTTTGCCTGGGGATGTTGGATGGTTATTATCCAGTCATTCTTTAGCCTAGCCTACCACTACTGCAAGGATGAAAAAAAAGATAAGTACAATCATTCTAATTTTCTAAATTGATTCAAATAAATATCTTACATTTGAAACATGGGAATACTAGAAGGACATTTCATTAAGGAAAAACGCAAGGAATTGGGGTTAACTCAATTGCAATTGGCTGAAGAGCTAAAGATCAGCCATGCTCCGATATATCATTTGGAGAATGGAAAAGAATCTATTAGCCTTGGTAAATTGCGTAAGATTGCAGATCGTTTAGACTTGGAGGTTATAATCAGGGACAAGAATGGCAAAGCAATTACCGAAGGATAAGCCTGATTATTCGCTTGCCATCCGGTACATGAGAAGAGACGGAAAATGGTCAGAATGGATTAATAAAGGCTATGGTAAGTTCCTGACTATCGAGGTGGTTCAACTTCAGATGAGAATGCTTGCCTCTGCTTATCCGAATCATGAGAAGCAAATCGAGTTCAAATGGAATGGTAAGCTGTGTGATTTTAATGGAAAGGAAACGGGGAAATTGATTGAATTGAAATAATCCAGCCGAATACGAACAGCAATGTGTCGGCTATCGCTAGAGAACATTGCAGCACTGCCAGGGGTGCGATGTTCGGGATAGGCGCGATTGGTGCTAGTGCAAAGCCTGTGAGGAGACTCCTGATTGCATCCAGCTTGGAAACTGGACTGGGTTAAATTTACATGGGGACAAATTTTCCCTACGAAATAGTCAGGTGGTGGAATTGGTAGACGTATTAACTCCTTGCGATAATTTCAGAAACGAGAAAAGATTTACAGGTTCGAATCCTGTCCTCGACTCAGAAGGTGCCAACCCCGAAACATGGAAAGACAAAGTTGGTGACAGCACGGAAAGACGGCAGATCATTAAGCATTTTCCCCTGCATGTGGAATGGATGAAAGTAATCAGGTAGATTCTCCCCAAAACTAGTGAGGTAATGAGAGGCAAAACAATTGTCTGACACTAGCAAAATCGTGACAGCTCGGAAAGACGGCATAATTGAAGGAGTGGCGGAATTGATAGACGCGTAACATAGTTATATGCTTGTTTTAAACGCATTAGGGATGTTAGATGGACATAGTGTCCTGTGAATACAGGTTTGAATCCTGTCTCCTTCACAGTCATAGGATTATTGGGTTTTTGTTAGGAAAAGGTCTAGGTTTTGCCTAGACTTTTTTTATCTTTGAAAGTCATAGTTTGGATTCATAAGGGTTATTTGGGAAAAGTCTAGCTTTTGGTTAGACTTTTTTTATTTATCTTTGTTTTGTCAGGTAGCAGTGACAATCATGAAATCAAAAACCAAATGCCTCATGGATACGGTCTGCTACCCGTTGAAGTGGGGCGGTTTTATTTATGGAAGTTTGGAAAGATGTAATTGGCTATGAAGGATACTATCAGGTATCAAATCTAGGCAGAATTAAAAGCCTTGAAAGAAAAAGAATAGGATTGAAAGATCAAAAAATTAGGATTTACAAAGAATTGATCTTAAAACAGAAATTAAACATTCACGGTTATTTTGAAGTTTGTTTATACTTAAAAAATAGTTCAAAATACCATAAATCTCATAGGATTATTTGCCAAGCATTTTTGCCAAACCCTGAAAATAAACCTCAAGTCAATCATAAAAATGGAGTAAAAACAGACAATAGGCTTGAAAATTTAGAATGGGCAACTTCTTCTGAAAATACAAAGCATTCTTTTGATAATGGTTTTCAAAAACCATCTTTAGGAGAAAAAAATGGGCATTCAATCTTAAATGAAAAAGATGTTTTAATGATTAGATCAGGTCAATTAAAAATGACTCAAAGACAAATGGCTTCATTTTTTAATGTGAAACCTTCGACAATCAATTGCATAATTAAAAGAAGAAATTGGAAACATATTTAATCATATATTTACAGCATGAGTGCTGGGAGACCAAAAGCAGTATTTGATTTACCTGAAGGTTGGTATAATGATGTGCTAAACCTGTATTCTGAAGGGGCTTCAGATGTTGAAGTAAAGGCTTTGATTTATCAATGGAGAAAATCATTTTCCAATGATCTTTGGGATCGATGGATTGAAGAAGAAGAACAATTTTCGGAAACCATAAAAATAGGTAAGTTACTTTCAGAGGCTTGGTGGAATAAAGCAGGTAGAAAAAATCTATCAAACAAAGACTTTTCATACACAGGGTGGTACATGAATATGAAAAATCGTTTTGGATGGACTGACAAAGTAGCTAACGACCATACAAGTAAGGGAGAGCCTATAAATATTATTTCTTTAGGATATGGGACACCTCCAACTGATTCCGAAACAGAATAAAGCAGTCTATTATCTAAAAGACAACAAAACCGAGGAAATCATTTATGGCGGGGCTGCGGGTGGTGGAAAGTCCGCATTAGGATGTCTTTGGCTTATTGAACAATGCCAAACTTACCCTGGGAGTAGGTGGTTGATGGGAAGGGCTAAGCTGAAAACTTTAAAAGAAACGACTTTAAATACTTTTTTTGAGCTAGCATCAAAACTTAAGATTTCAGATCAATTTACTTTCAATGCCCAACAAGGCATAATCTATTGGGAGAACGGATCAGAAATTATTCTAAAGGATTTATTTCTTTACCCATCAGATCCTGAATTTGACCAGCTTGGATCTTTGGAAATTACAGGGGCTTTTGTCGATGAAGTTAGCCAAATTGTATATAAAGCTTGGCAGATTGTTAAGTCAAGAATTAGGTACAAGCTGAATGATTTTGGGTTAAGACCAAAGATTCTTGGAAGCTGCAACCCTACTAAAAAATGGGTTTATAAGGAATTTTATAAACCATTTAAGGAAAGGACAATTAGAAAGGATAGGGCGTTTATCCAGGCACTTCCAACGGATAATACATACCTGCCTGAATCTTATTTGCAGTCACTTTTAAGTCTTGATGAAACAAGCAAACAAAGACTTTATTACGGGAACTGGGAGTTTGACGATGATCCGGCTAAGTTGATAAATTACGAATCTATTCTTGATCTTTGGCGGAATGAATACGTTGCAGATGGTCAAAAATACATTACTGCTGACGTTGCTAGGTTTGGTTCTGACAAGGGTGTTTTGATGATTTGGTCAGGTTATAGAGTCTTGGATGTAATTACCTTGGATCATTCATCCGTTACCAATACAGCGCAAAAGATAAAGGATTTGGCTAACTTGCATCAAGTACCGAATAAAAACATAATTGCGGATGAGGATGGAGTAGGTGGAGGCGTGGTTGATATTGTTGGGTGCAAAGGATTTGTAAACGGCTCAAAGGCTTTGGATGAGGAAAGGAAAGCAGTTCAATATGCTAACCTGAAAACTCAATGCTATTTTAAACTTGCCGAAAAAATAAATAACGGTGAAATATACTTGACAAAACCGTTTTCTGAAATATCGGAAAAACTAATACAGGAATTGGAGCAAGTCAAACGGGATAAGATAGATCAGGATGGGAAACTAATTCTTATGAGCAAGGAAAAGGTAAAAGAATCTATAGGTAGATCTCCGGACTTTTCGGACGCAATGATGATGCGAATTTGGTTTGATCTCGGAGTAAAATTTAACTTCTCAATATGAAACGACACTTATTATTCATCCTTGGAAGCCTATTGGCAATCTACTTGCTGACCTCATTTATTTGCTTGTCATTGAATCCTTTTGCATGGCATTGGGTGGCTAGGTTCTTTTTTCTTGGAGTGTATGGAGCCTTGTTAACAGCGGTCTATCAGCGATAATTTTTGAAATGATTGATAATTACTTACTTTTATTTCCAAAAGTGATGAAATGATACTGAAGGCTATACGGGAATACCTTACACCTCAATCGGAACCTGAGGGAAAGAACCTGCTCAATGAAATAGTTTACCCTTACTTCAATTCGGCAGGAATATTGGTTTGGTACGATGGCACCAACCAAACCTTTGTCGATGAGGGATACCGAGGGAATGCGGTGATTTATTCCATCATTCGAAAGATTGCCGACAAATCTAAGACCTGCCCTGTTTCGGTGTTCAAGAACAATTCTCGTGAATCCAAATACCGATCAGCGAAGTATTCGAGAAAAGACCTCAATAGGGCGCAGGCAGGAATTTACAGGACAAAGGAACTTATTGAAGTTCCTGAATCCGATCCAGTGTATAGGCTCTTACAGAAACCAAATCCTCAGCAAACTTGGAGCGAGTTGTTGAATGATATTAGCACGTGGTTCAATACTTCCGGCGAAGCGTTCATTTATGGCTACTCCCCATCCGAAGGGCTTAACAAGGGGAAGTTTAAAGAATTGTATGTTCTTCCTGCCAACTATGTCGAGTTGGTGATGGGTGGCATGATGCAACCTGTTAAAGGATATAAATTGGCAATCGGGAACCAAACGATAGAAATCCCGGCATCCGATGTTTTGCACATCAAACAGTCTAACCTTAGCTGGGATCTTAACGGTAAACAGTTAAGGGGAATGTCCCCTCTTTTGCCGGGGTTGAAAACCATGCAGGGGAATACATATTCGGTACAGGCAAAGACTAACGCCTATCTCAATCAGGGTGCAAAAGGTATTATTTCTCCCAATGTTCAGAATCCTGAATTTTGGCCAACACCTGAGCAGAGGCAACTAATTGACCAACGAGTTGATGAACGTATTAACGGCAATGCAAACATAAACCGAGTCATTGCATCTTCTTTACCTTTGAGATACGATGCTATTGGATTATCTCCGGTAGCCTTGGATATTATCAATTCTCAGAATATGGACTTGCAGACACTTTGCGGTCTGTGGGGTGTGAACCCCGTTCTTTTCCAGTCGAACGCTACCTACTCGAATGTCGAACACGCCCAAAAAGCCTTGGTGACTGACGTGGTGATGCCACAACTGCAATTATTCGAGGAAAAGCTAACCGAATGGATAGGGTCACGGTACGGGATGGATTACGTGGTGGATTTTGACACTTCCTCTTATGCGGAATTGCAACCCGATGTAAAGCTGATTTTTGACACCTTCGGGAAAAGCCCGGCTATAACTTTCAATGAACTTAGAACAATGGTAGGATTTGACGTTTCCAAATCCGAAGGCATGGACAATCACTGGGTGAACCAAGGCTTAATCCCGATGAATGAGGCATTGGGAGCTGGAGGTACTGACTTTGTCGATTTTCAGCAATAATGGCAAAACTGAATCTTGCACAGATACGTAGGCAGAACGCTAATGCTCTGAAACAGTATGAGCGGTTCGGGGTAAAACTATTCACCAAGGCTTTAAAAGAGCAGGCTAAACAGTTTGATCCAAAAATTATGCAGGATGCTTACCTGGAGTTCTATACCAAAGTATTCGTTGATTCAGCAAAGAAAGAATACAATCGGATAAGGGTTCGGGAAAAAGTATTTAGCCCGAGTGATTTTTTTATTTCCGTTTGGACGGCCTGGATTAAGGACTGGGTAATGAGTAACCTTGGCACGCTAATTTCTTCGGTAAATGAAACGACCTTAGCAAAGATTCAGGAAATCTTAGCGATTGCAGTTGAGCAGGGTTTGAATCCTTTTGAAACTGCTAGGTTATTGCAAAGGGAAGTCGGATCGGTTACACGTGCGAGGGCTATAGCCCGAACGGAATCAACCCGGGCGAACGCTATGGGAAAGGAAAGATCAGCTACGGAATGGGCGAACGAGACTGGACAAAACCTATATAAGATTTGGATATGGGGTGGCAGTCGTGAACCAAGGATACAGCATTTGGAAGCGCAGAACAAGCCGATTCCTAAGGATGAGTTCTTTCAGTTTACCAATCCGAACGGAGTGCGGGTCTTAATGCTTAAGCCGGGGGATTTGTCCGGTTGTGTATTTTTCAGACCGGTATGCGAGAAGAAATTATCCGGAGGCTTTTTGATATTTGCATATTATTTTTTTTCTGCTTTATATTTGCTTAAACGAATAAGCACTTATGCGATGTTGATAAAAGGATATAATGAGCAGTTAAGAGATGTTGATACCGAAAAAAGAACGGTAGCAGGATATTTCGCTGTGTTTGGAAATAGTGATTTGGATAATGATCTGATTGAGCGTGGAGCGTTTTCCAAGTCAATAAAAGAACGTGGCCCCGAAGGAAAACAGCTCATTAAGTATCTTTTGGATCACGACAAAACAAAAGCAATCGGAAAACTTACCAAACTATCCGAAGATGAACGAGGTCTTTATTTTGAAGCAAAAATAGGAACTCATACTTTGGGTAATGATTTTATCGAAATGCTTAAAAGCGAAATCATTAATCAAGCAAGTATAGGGTTTAAAACAATCAAAGAACAATATGACCAAGTTATAAAAGCTAACCGTATAAAAGAGGTTATGCTTTATGAAGGTTCTTCCGTTACTTTTTTGGGAGCTAATCCCGAAGCAGGGAATACCTGGTTTAAAAGCATGGATGATGCTTTAGAGTATCTTGCCAAGATGGAAAAGTTTATCCATAACTCTTCGGCTACAGACGAAACCTTAAAAAAATTAGAAATACAGTTAAAATCACTTTTGTCACAATTGAAGCCGGCAAAGACCACTTCAGATGAAAAAGCCGATCAAAACAAAATCGAACTTAAACTTTCATTTGAATCGTGGAAAATTTAGAACAAATCAAAGCCGACCTTCAGAAGTCTATTGACGAAGCAGGGGTCGCACTTAAGACCAAGGCTTCCAATGCGGAAGATTTGGCACAGAAGGCATTCGACAAAGCCGATGCCGTATTGAAATCATTGGAAGGAGTTCTTTCCAAGGAAGATGCTTCCAAGATGCAGGATCAGCTGGATAAATTGGATATTGCTATCCAAAAATCAGCGGTTGAAAAACAAGTAAATGAGGAATCTTTCAAAGATGCCTTTTTGAAGGCTTATGCACCTGTTCAGAAAGAAATCGAGCGCATGAAGGCTGCTGGCGAGCGATTGAAAGCACCTATCACTTTTGAAATTCAAGAGAAGACTGTAGGAACTATCTCCTTGGCTTCTACTATTGCTAACGTAGCATCTTCTTCTCAGGTAACCATCTCTGAGTTTACCGGGGTTGTTTCGCCTATCAGACAAAGACTGCTTACCTATCTTTCAAATGTATCAGTAGGGGCAATCGGTACTCAGTACGCTGTGTGGGTAGAAGAATACGATCAGCAAGGAACTCCAGTCTTTATTAATGAAGGCATTGAGAAGACCCAGCTAGATGTTCAGTACAAGGAACAGAGAGCCAAGGTAAATAAAATCGGGGTTCACATGAAAGTGACTACCGAGATGTTGGAAGATGCCGCTTACCTGTTCTCTTACATTCAGACCAATGGTGTGAAGCGAGTTGAAACTGTTATTGAAAATCAGTTATTTACTGGTAACGGAACAGATCCGCAATTACAAGGTTTGATTGGTAAGGCTACTGCCTTCACTGGTGGATCAATGGCTGGCAAGGTTGATGATGCTTCCAACTGGGATGTCATTCACGGAATCATTGCTCAGGTTAGAGCGGCTAACGGTGTTGTCAACGGTGTATTCGTTGAAACAGGACAATTCCATGTTATGCTATCGACCAAAGGTTCTGATAAGACTTACATCCTGCCTGCTGGTGTTGACTTTGACGCTCAAGGTAACTTAAATGCCTGGGGCGTAAGGATTATTCCTACCAATGCCTTGACTGGCACTTCTGCTGATTTCGTTGGTGGTGATTTGTCCGTAATCAATGTTCGTCTGAGAACAGGAATCCAAGTTGCAATCGGTGAGGCTGGTGATGACTTCATTGACAACTTGAAGACTGTGAGAATCGAGCAGAGATTGGTACAGTTCATTTCGGCGAACGATACTCCGGTATTGGTAAAAGGCACGTTCTCGGCTGCAAAAACTGTCCTAGAAACTACTTAATAGCTGTTTGTTTGTGTTGTTTGTTTAGAAGCCCTGATTTATTTCAGGGCTTTTTTTTATCATTTTTTTATTAGATTTGGGAAACAAACAAAACACAAATGAAAACAGTAGTCGCTATCATTGTTTACAATCGCTACGAGAATATTGAGCGATGGATTAAATGTTGGGAAAAGTGTGACCAAGCAGATGCGGAGTTAGTTGTAATTCAGAGTGTAGATCGAATAGCACCGACACCGACTGAAAAGCTATGCGCTGAGAATGGAATCAAGTATTTTCCTAGGTTAAACAAAGGAATGGACATTGGGGCATTTTCCGAAGTTTGCCAGGGCAAGATCAAAAAGTTTCCGGAATTTGATCGCTTGCTTTGGATTACGGATGACACAATCCCAATGCATAAGGATTTTGTCAAACCATTTATTCAAGGCGAAGGATTGAACTGCATGGAGATAGCCTCAACCAATGCACCGCTTCACGTTCGGACTACAGGTTTTTGCATTACCAAGGATATGGCTAACAGATTGGTATTCGGTAAGATTGAAACTAAGATGGATTGCTATGATTTTGAGCATAGAAGCAAAGACACATTAATGCTTCAGGTTGAAAGGATGGGATACCAGGTTAATCAGGTGGCACCGCTTCCAAGTTCACCGCTATGGGACACCGGAAACAGGTCGTATTTAAAAAGGATGGGCGAACACTTGAAAGAATTTAAAGAACCGCAATCGGATAAAGTAACGGTCATTTGCCCGATCTATAATAGCTATCCTTTTATAATTTCTTCGATGCTTGCCCAGACCCACCAAAATTGGGAGTTGATTTTAATTCATGACGGAAAGAATGAAACAGGCTTGGCTAAGATTGTCAAGTCAATAGGCGACAATAGGATTAAGTATTCTGAAACTGATAAAAGATCAGGGAATTGGGGGCACAAAATAAGATCGGAGCAAATTGATAGGCTTGATGGTAACGGATTTGTTCTTATTACCAATGCCGATAATTACCATGTACCGAGTTACTTGGAAAAGATGCTATCAGGATTTACTTCAGATAATGTAAAAGCTACTTACTGTTCAAAGATGGTTCATTCTTATATCCAATGGGGCGTTATTGATTGCCAACTGAAAAGAGGATACATTGATTGTGCTGGGGTTGTTATTCGTAACGAAGTAGCGAAGCGAGTAGGTTGGAAAGATATTGAATCCCATTCTGCCGACTGGTTTTTCTTTAATCACATTGCCCGGGCTTACGGGGCAAGTTCTTTTAAACGGGTGGAAGGCTGTTTGTTAATTCATAATTGAGATGGGAAAGATAATAGTTTTAGGTGGCACTGGCTTGCTTGGAAGTGAGCTTAAAAAGTTAGATCAGGATTTGATTTGTCTTGGGTCAAATGATTGTGATATTACCGAAAATTTCGACTTAGGATTACTTTTTAAAATTTATGACTTTGAAACAATAATCCTAGCCGCCGCCGAACTCACAACAGCACCAAATTTGGCATTAATAACTACCAATATAATCGGAGCTTCCAATGTAGCAAGAGCTTGTTTGATTGCAGGAAAACGATTGATTTACATTTCATCCGATTACGTTTATCCCGGAACTTCGGGAAATTACAAGGAAACCGATCCAGTCTTGCCTGTCAATAATTATGCTTGGTCAAAATTGGGGGGCGAATGTGCTGTAAGAATGGTTCCAAATCACTTGATAATTAGGACTAGCTTCGGATCTTCGGAGTTTCCGCACGAATACGCCTACAATAATATGTGGACTTCAAAGGACCATGTTGATGTAATTGCACCAATGATCCTTGAAGCTTCCAAATCCGATCTTACCGGAATAATCAATATTGGCACGGAAAAGAAAACGATGCTTGACTACGCAAGAAGGAGAAATCCAAACATTACAGGAAAACCGCTTACCGATAATACTTCACCAAGGGATTCATCATTAAACCTATCTAAATGGAAATCATTTCACAAAAGCATACTTCCTGCCGAGTCTGCGGACATGGAGAGTTAAAATCTTACCTTGACTTAGGAAAAATCCCTTTGGCAAACAATCTTTTTGACACTCAAGAAGAGGCTATTAATGCACCACGGCTTCCGCTAGTGGTTGCGTGGTGTGAAAATTGCGGACTTTCACAGCTTACAGAGGTGGTAAGCGGAATACAGCTTTTTAGTCATTATACATACAGGAGTTCTGTTAACAAAGGCTATGTGGATCATTGCCGAAAAATGGCATTGGAGTTGAAAGAAAAATATGGGTTGAAAAAAAATGCTTTTCACATTGATATAGCCGGGAATGATGGGACTTTGTTGAAGCAATTCCAAAATGAATTGAACCATTTTGTTTTAAACATTGACCCGGCGGAGAACCTTTGTAAAATTTCCCATAACAACGGAATCCCGGCTTTTTCTAAATTTTGGGGTTTTGAAGTAGCCAAACAATTTTATGGAACAGCCGACCTAATCACAGCTACCAATGTTTTCGCACACCTTGACAACGTAACCGAGTTCTTGGAAGCCTGCAAGATTGCTCTCAAGCCTGAGGGGGTCTTGGTTATCGAGAATCCTTATTGGATGGAAACGATGGAAGGATACCAATTCGATCAGGTGTACTTCGAACACATGAGTTATTGGTCGATCAAACCAATGATTGCTTTGTGCGAGAAAGTAGGGTTGCATCTTGTTGACTTATCCTATCATGACATCCATGGAGGAACGATGAGGTATGAGATTAGGAAGCAGGAAGGCGAGAAAGAATTGACAGAAGCCTATGAATCAAACTATTGGAATAATCTATCCGATTATGAACAATGGTCAAGAAAAGTTTACTGGATGAAAGATCAAATCAGCCAAAATCTTACAGCTATTGCCAAGGGTAAGAAAGTATGCGCATTCGCCGCTTCAGCAAAGGGGAATACTTTGTTAAATTTTTGTGGAATCGGAACTGACTTAATCGAATTTATTGTAGATCAAACACCTGAGAAGATTGGAAAGTATTCACCAGGAACAGGGATTCCGATTGTTGGCTTTGAAAAAATTGTCGAGTTCAAACCTGATTACGTGCTTATTCTTTCTTGGAATTTCAAGGATGAAATCATTGCTAAACTTCGACCTGTGATTCCGAATGCAAAGTATATTGTCCCAATTCCTAATTGGGAGGTGATATGATAATCTATTCCAACCCTTTCCGCTCGGACAAAAATATCGGCAAGGCGTATAACGATTTCATCAAGTGCCTAAACGTACCGGATGACACTTGGATAATTCTTCAGGATGGGGATATTACCTATCTGACCGATGACTGGGGAAAACGGATTGAAGATTCTTTAGCCTTAGATGGGGATAAGTTTGGACTAGTCGGGTGCCGAACCAATAGAATCAAACAGGCGTACCAACTACACCATGGAAAATTCAGCTTTGACACAGATATAAAAAATCACTATCAAATAGCTTTGACCTATAATGAAGTCGGGATAGGACCTATGTCACGTGGTGAAGTAATTGCAGGCTACTTTATGGCTTTCAGGAAATCAACCTGGAAGGCAGTCGGAGGATTTGTAGAAAAAAATATTGCCTGTGATGCTATATTTTGCGAGCAGGTGAAGGCTACTGGATTAAAGCTGGGGCAATTCAAAAACATGTATGTTTTCCATTGCTACAGAATTTGGAATGATACCGAGCCATGGAAGGATAAAAAACATTTGTTGTAAATTGAAAATTAGATACCTTTAATCATGATTAAGCTATTGACTGACTATCTGCACTTTCAGAAAGGCGAAGTGATAAACTTTGGACAAGAAAAGAATGCTGAGTTGGTTAGGAAGAATTTAGCGATATGGGTAAAAATTCAAGACTTGAAATATGCCACCAAGTAAACTAAGAATAGAAATTGAGGAGCCATCCATCCAACCTGTTACGCTATCAGAGGCAAAGACGTGGCTTCAAATGTCACCGGATCAAACGGACTGGGACGATTTGATTAGTACATTGCTTTGGGCTTCGATTGATACGACCGAAAAGAATTCGGGACAATTGCTATCGGTTCGCAATGTAACGATTAGCAACAATCATAACAGCGAGAGAGTGTATCCTGTATTACCTTGGGTATCGGATGTTACAACGGATGAAACCGAGGTAAAAAACTACGTTTATGAGGCTGGTTATTATAACGTGCCAATGACTTTAAAAGTAGCTGTTCTCCAGCGTGTTGCCACTGGGTTTGCATACAGGCAAAACGGGATATCCGAGGCGGTGAATCAGGCTATCAATCTTTCCATCACCAGCGAAATGAAATTCAGGGAGGATTTATGGGTATAAATTTTGGGTCATACGATCAAAAAATAGTCTTTGGGAATTTTGGTTCGACAGATGACGGCTACGGGGGAACCGTTATAACTTGGACACCTGTATTAACAACATTTGCACGAATAATGCAGGTTAGCGGAGGCAATCGGATTGAATCTTTGCAGATGACACTTCCAAGAACTTTCAAAATAGGAGTTCAATGGCGTTCTACTTTTCAGCCTGACGAGTCCATGCAAATCCTTTACCGTGGAGCTTATCACAAAATCAATTCAGTAGAATTGATGGAGGAGCGTATGACCAAAGAATATGTGATTACCATGATTCGAGTTGGTAATGCAGACAATCCTAATTTTAACGAGTCAACCTAATGGCTATCAGAATAAAAGGATTGGATGAGGCAATCAAGGCGCTTTCTGCCAAGGGAACAAAAGCGGTTCAAGCCATTGCGGACGAATTGGAGCAGACTGCAAAGGATATTGAAATCAATGCGGCTCAAGATGCGCCATCCTATGTGCCGGAAATGCCTGATTTAAAATTGAACATCAATCAACGGATCAGATCAGAGCCTAGAGCGTTTTTCAAAGGTGAGGCTATTGCATGGGAAATCTTTGTTATAACCAATCCTGACAATAGGATGGATGACTTCGATGGGTACATGGAATTCAATACAGGTCTTGAGGCTGCACAATTACTTGCAAGACCAGGTTATACCGATGAAATCAGAAAGGCGGCGATGAAATACTTTAAAAATGGTAAAGGAACCCTATCAGGAAAACCTTACTT